CTATAACTATAGGGGTGGCAAGGGTCAGGCTTTGGTCAAGCAAACTGTTTCTAATAATCTTCAAGACTTACCGCAAGTGTGTGCAAGACGTGGAAATAAACAGGAGGGACTCAAAGAAAAAGATTTGATAGGAATCCCTTGGCGGGTTGCCTTTGCCTTGCAAGCGGATGGGTGGTATTTACGTCAGGACATCATTTGGAACAAGCCTAACCCGATGCCTGAGTCTGTGCGGGATCGTTGCACTAAGAGCCATGAATACATCTTCTTGCTAACCAAGAACCCTAAGTATTACTTTGATAACGAGGCTATTAAAGAGCCTGTTAAAGAGGATTGGGGGACGAGGGATAGGACAGAGGGCAAGTATCACAACGAGGGATCAGGGCTTAGTCCTCATTCGGGATTGGAGAAGAGCTATGAGATGGCTAATAAGCGGTCTGTATGGACTGTTACTACCAAACCATTCAAGGGCGCACACTTTGCCGTTTACCCGCCCGAATTAATTGAGCCTTGCATTCTTGCAAGTACCAAAGTAGGAGACCTTGTGCTAGATCCTTTTATGGGTTCAGGAACTACGGCTGCCGTAGCACAACGTTTAAACAGGCTGTACCTTGGCAGCGAGTTGAACCCTGAGTATGAAGCGTTACAAAAAGAAAGACTTAAACAACCATCATTGGAGCTGATATGAATATATTTTTGCAGTCTATTTGGGATTTGGCTTGCACAATTTTTTTGTGGTTTGGGCTAGTCCTTGCGTTTTTTATAGGGCTATTCTTAATGGGGATGACCTTTAAGATTCTTGTTAACACATTTATGGCGGGGTACTATTTATTATGATTACATATGATGAACCGTGTGAAAAAAGACAACACAAGTGCTATGTCTTGCGTGAACTACTCTATGTCCCAAGCTATGTAGAGAGAGGTATTTTTGTGGGTCTTACCAGTAGGAAGTATCAAGAGCAACAGTTAATTGATGCGGGCGCAAAAGAGCAGATGGAATTTCTATGGGTTAGAAGGTTTGCAAAAGACTAACATGAATACTTTTCACGAAGATCTTGAGCGGGGCAAGGCTATAGAAAGCAAAGCCTTGGAAGTGATACGTAAAAAGTATCCCTCCGCTAGTTTGATTGAGGCTTTTAAAGGCTATGACATTTGGATACCTGAGTTGCATAAATCGGTAGAGGTTAAGTACGACCCGATGAGCAACGAGACAGGCAACATTGTTGTTGAGATTGAGATGAGTGGCAAAGCATCAGCCCTTATTACAACAACCGCTGACTATTGGCTATTCTATGATGACCACGTATTCATGCTAATCAAGCCTATGAGTATTGTAAATTGCATCTTTCAAGAAAAGTTAACCTTTGTAGAATTTGTGGGAACTGGTGATAGATCTCGCAAGAAAGCATTCTTAGTACCAAAACATTTTTTATTTCAACACGGCAAACAACTGGAGAAATGATGACGACATTTACAACCGAAGATCGTTTAAACGCAGAAACTTTACGGGATATGTTTCGTGATGTTTCAAGGAAAGTTTCTAAAAAAGACTTGTTAAAGTCTAGCCCTAGCAGCACACCCTATATGACTTCTACTGGGATTCAGATTGGAAAGTATTATCAAAAGCCTATATACGTGGAGGAAGATAGCGATATGTTAAGACTGCAATCTTATCTTATCGGTGATCCTGCCATGCTTAAACGGCAGTATTGGCTTAACGTTGCTTATAAAGTTGGTTTGTTTTTTGTTTTGTTGATTCTTATATTGGTGAACAAATGATCTCATATGTAATCACTTTTTTTGCCCTAGTAGGACTTGCCGTAACTTGTTTTTTTCTTTATGTTTTATTTGTTATTTATTGCGAGGATTAAATGGAAAAAGAACCTATACCTTTTGGCGGTTGGATGCATTACAGTGATGATACCGTTGCTGAAATTAAATCGAAGCATGACCCTGTTAACCACCCTAAGCACTACACCGCCCACCCATCAGGAATAGAGTGTATTCAGATTACCGAACACATGGGGTTTAATCTTGGCAACGCTATGAAATACATATGGCGGGCTGATGAGAAAAACAATGCGGTAGAAGACTTACGCAAGGCTGTTTGGTACGTCCAGCGTGAAATAGCCAGACGCATTAAGTAACGTTTAAACATGGCAACCAAAGATGAAAAAGAACACTTTAGAAAACTCGCAGAATTCGGTTGTGCGCTTTGTTACAAGCTCGGCTACGAGGGGACTCCAGCGGAGATCCATCACATTAGAAGAGGTGGCATACGAAGCAAGTCTCCTGTTATCCCGCTCTGTACAGAACATCATAGAGGAAACTCCAGTATTCACGGATTGGGTCGAAAGCAATTTGAGCGCACCTTTAAAACGACAGAAGAAGACCTCTTGGAAATGGTATCAGCCAAGTTCCCGCCACCAATACTATGAGGAAAGATAATGAATATCAAACAAGAATTAAAGAAAAACGTTAGATGGATTGCTCTTAAATCAGGCAAAACTAACAAACAAGTTATGGATGATATTAAGAAACTTGAAAAAATGTTTTCTTGGGATAACAAAAAGGTGCAAGGAAAATGAATCAATTACAAGACCAGTATGAAATGAGTCAGAGGAAAGTTGCTGAAAAAATGTTTCTTGGCAAGAATACCGTTATGAACATTGAGAAACGAGCGCTAGAAAAGATGCGTAAGATTCTTGAAGAGCGTGGTATATCAGCCAAAGATATATTGGGGGACAGATGAACAATGAACCAGTAGCGTGGATGTATGAAAAACCTAATGGGGCATCAAAGCTATCTTTTGTTAAAGAAAAAATGCTTTGGGAAGATATGACTGAAACTCCACTCTATACCCATCCAGCAAAGACACCAACAGATGACACATTAGTTAATTTCAAACCTGTATGGCAAGAAAAGCCTGAATTGACACTAACAGATGAGGATGCAGAACAAGCCTTTAAAGAATGGGAAAAAACCGAAACATTCCCAGTTAGTAATATTGAAGCGCATGGATTTATCAATGGATTTAGATGGGCAATAGCAATACTAAGAAAGGCACAAGAGAAATGATTGAAACTTTAGTAAAACCACAACCTTTAGACAACGATGTTGCGGTAGTAAAAATTATCCAGCTGTTAGGTCAGCTAAGTTTAAACGACATACAATATATTCTGAGAATTATTGCTAAGGTCTATGGAAAGGTATATGAAAATGACGTGGAATCTACGACTAGTACAAATGTCTAATGATGAATGCCTTGATGATTTCTATATGGAGATCAGAGAGGTGTATTACGACCAGATTGGCAAGCCTTTGGGTCATTGCCGAGCTACTGCTGGCGGGGAAGATGCAAAAGAAATTAAACAGTACTTAACATGGGCTTTAGAAGCTTTGGATAAACCAGTATTAACTTTTGGAGAAAGCAATGGAAATATCAGTCAAGATAATCAAGGAGAATAAAGATGGTTCAGCCAACGCTGAGGTTAATTTTGATAAAGAAGGACTTGAAGTCCTTGTCCAATGGGGAATCATTGCTATGCTTACCAAGGCAGTTGATGAGTACAAAGTTAGACCCGATGAAGATGACGAAACTCTTATTAAGCGGGCTAGAGCAATTGCCAAAGAAAAACCCACCAAAAAGAAGTCTTTGGCGAAAAAGACAAAGTAAATGAAGTTCTTTGGTGTAGTAGGGTTTACCCTATTTTGGATTGCATTCTTTAATCTTGTTGATGTTGGGGTTCAAATGGGAATGAGAGAACCTGTTTACGCTTGCTCTGAAGTTACCAAGAAAGATCCCATAGATGTACAAAAGAAGTGCCGTAAATGAGTAGCTGGCTAATCATACTTACAGGTGTGATCTACAGCTACATAGCTGTTGAGCAGGCTTTTAAGGGAAATATGGGAATGGCTATTTGTTATGCTGGGTACGCATTTGGTAATGTGGGACTTTACATGATGGCAAAGTAGTGTAAAATGGTGCATTGCAACATAACTTATGGAGAAAACCATGTTTAAATTTGAAGATCAGTACAAACAGTATGAACAATTAGTAGAGCGCACCAAGCAAGTCTATGACTTTTGGCTCAATGCCGTAACTTCTACTTTAGAAGATTTGTACAAACCTAGAAAGAAATAAGCTATATTCTTTCTACAGAAAGGGGCTTATGCCCCTTTTTTGTTTTTTAAAGTTTGCAAAATGTGCAATTAACTACACATTTAAATGAGCAGATGTCCTATGTTTGCATGAAAATGTCTACAACTTTGCTGATATGTACACTTTTTGTCAATAACTATACATATAGGTAGCAATATGTATAGTAAATTGGTACTTATAGGTCACAACTCCAGCGGATCAAATCCCAGTTCATCGCTGATAACCTTGGTTCTCCTACGGAACTCCGCATCGTGATGTGACCATTTAGGGGTCTTCCAACGACTCATATGAACGCATTCATGGATTAACACCCGAATAACTGTTGCTAAATGACCACACTTTTTATCCGAAATAGTGATGACGTGTTCGTAATCTTCCCCATCATCGTACAGATAAGTGCCCATAGTCTCAGGATCTGAGTCCACTATAAACTTAATCTGCTCAGGTAATGGCATATCCCACTTCTGAAATGGCTTCATGCAGTAGATTGCTGAATACAGATTACGAAGGATTGACGGGGTAAGCTTCATGTTTAAACCTTGTTGATGCAGCCACGGAACTCAAATTCATCTTCACCACAAACTTGTATTAACTCTGGGAGCATTAGTCTGCCCCGTTCAAACGATAGCAAAGCAAAACCTGAGCGCCAATCTTTTGGTCCGTCTTCTGTGTAATGGACAAACTGTTCGCCATTTGGGTCTGCTAATGTGCCTGTTTGAACACCATATATCGTTCCATTATAGTCAGTGATGGGTTGGACTGCGAGATTGTGGGTATGCCCACTGATGAAATTT